GAATATTATTTTAATAGTCATTTTACAATCATATTTAAATTAAATCTATGTTTGGACTTAGTGCTAGCTATACCTTTGTGCCAAATATTACTGGGAAAAATTAAAGCTTGCCCCTCTATGCTAGGATAAAATTTATTATTTATTTCAGTCCCACCATCATTAGTATGTAAATTATATATAATAGAATAATAACCATCTTCTAATTCATCTTTATGCAAAGCAGCTTTTGAAGAGGTGTCATAATAATTCCAATAAAGCCTGTATAAAGTTTGTATTGTTTTAAGTTTGTTTTTAATCGTATAAAAAATAATATCGCCATATAAATTAAGTGATGTGTTGATGTGAAGATTAAATTTTCTATCAAACGTTACATGAGAAAAACCTGCGTTATTTATATTTTTATCTAACATTTTATTTACATCTGTGTTTCGCTCTTCTCCTTCAAACCTTCCGGTGTCGCTTGCTATTTTCCATCTAGCTTCATTTATTAAAATTTGAATAATGTCTTTGTTGGTTTGAAAAGGAAGAATGTTATTAATTTTAGTTACCATCTTTAGCCATATCTTTAGGAACAGCTTGTATGTTCCAATGTATAAATCTAAATGGTTCAATGCCATGATCAACTGTAAATTCATGTTCTAAGTATCCTGGAAATATTACAAGTGATCCTGGTTTTGGTTTAAAATGAATTATTTCTGAACCAGGAGCAAGTTGAACATTAGGTTTCATTTTTAATTTAGTTGCTCTTGCGCCTGTTCTTGGTTCATGAAACCTTGGATAAGAAGTTTTATCACTACACTTTAAAAAATAAAAACCTGATACATGTTGATTCCAATGTATATGTGCTGAGTGATGACCACCACCTTTTTTAGCAAACTCTTGCACCCACATTTCACTAAATATAGTTGCGTATTGTGACATATCAAAACCTTGGTGATCTAAAAACTCCCATGATTTTTGTCCAATGTAATCTCTAAAACTTACAAAATCAGGATCTCTCGTCAATGGGGTTGAGTGATAAGATCTACCAAAGTCACCATTTTGTTTTATATATTCTTTTTCTCTTTTACGAGCATCCAAAATATATTTATTACTTGCTTTATTTAATGATTTAATAAATTCTGGTTTATCTTCTACCCAAATAGGTGTTTCAAAATGATTAGTTGTATGCATTTTTTATATACTTCTTATGACTAATTGTTTCTACTTTATTATTCCATTCTTTTTGTTTTTTAATTCTGTCGTATAAATAATTTTTATACTTTTTTGACAAATTATCAAATTCTTTTTTTATTAATTTTACATCAAATAAATTTAATTCTTTTAATATTATTGAAAAATTTTCAGACTTAAATAAATTATATTCACAGTTAAAATCCTCTTTTATTGGAAGCCTCTTTTTCCATGTTTTTAAATTATGTTTTAAACTTTCGGGTAAGTTACATTTATAATCTTTCCAAAATTTACTATCTCTTTTATTTGTTAAATAATGTAATAAAACAAAGTCTCTAATATTTTCTACAATTATTTTAAATTTTTTATTGTATAAATCTATATCTGTTTGATTATAATTTATTATTAAATGCATCAAAATAAAAGCTTGTTGTATAGATGTCCCTATAGAAGATGCTTCTAAAGGTTCAATAAAACTAGAACTTAAACCTGTTGCAACACAATTTCCTATCCAGGCTTTATCTAAAGCACCTGCTTCAAATTTTATATTTTTCCCTATTTTTATTTTTTGACCTAAATAATCTTCACACTCTTGTTTTGCTTGATCTGCATTTATGTATTTATTATTAAAAACATAACCATTTCCCCAACGTCCATTTGTTGGTATTCTCCACATCCAACCCGAAGACATTGCCTTAGCTGTCGTGTAAGGTGTGTATTCTAATGTATCTTCTGTAGGAAAAGCTATGGCTTCGTTCATAGGTAAATATTTTTTGTAAGATTTCCATTTAGCACCTAATTTAGAAATCAATAATTTTTTAAAACCTGTGCTATCGATATAAAAATCATATTTGTATTTTTTATTTTTACTTTCAATACTTTGTATATTATTTTGTTTTATGTTTACTTTAATAATTTTATCTGTGTAAATATTAATATTATTTGTCTTACATTTTTTAAGTAAAAATTTATTTAATTTAAAAGTATCAAAATGATATTGATTTGTTGGATCAGATGGAGTTACTAAATTATTCCATGCATGAGGATCTGTATATTCTTTTGATCTTAATTTATTAGCTACGGCAAAAGCATATCCCCCTAAATAATGAGCAAATTTTAAATTAGCAAAAGATCCATACGTGTTATGATAATAATCGTGATCAGTCCAATTTTTAAACATAATGCCTCCTTTCATAGTAGCGCCAGTTTCTTTAATTAATTCTTCTTCACTAATATTAGTAAATTTCATAAAATCAGACCAGTGTTCGGTGGTTCCTTCTCCAACACCTATGATACCTATTTCGTCAGATTTTATTATATCTATTTGAATAAATTCAAACCTTGATTTAAGAATTAAAGCAGTTATTAAACCAGCCGTGCCTCCACCTACAATTAATACTTTCATTTAAATGGTTTTCCCAAATTCCAAGTAACTAAACTATATCTAGTTCCAGAAGTTACAGGTCTTACTCGGTGCCAAAGGTGTGATGGAAAAACAATAATAGAACCTTTAGTTAATATTTCTTTTGCTTGAACTACGTGTTTTTTTTCCTCTCTTTTATTAGGCTCATAATTTCTAAAATCAAATTCTAATTCACCACCCTCATATTCAGATCCATCTGTTAATTGACATGTAATAGATAACTTTCTAACTTTACCACATAACAAAGGATGATTTGTATCATCATAAGGTTTTTCCCAACTATCACAATGCCAATCATAATATTGACCAATTTTATATTTAGTAAATTGAATATCTTCTGAACAGTCCCAATCAAAATTCCAACCTGCGTTTTCATTTGCTCTATGAATATATGGATGTATTTCTTTATATACCCAAGGATCAGTTATCCAAGCAACGTCAGAATTTCTTGGTATAAATTTTAAATGTTGATTTTTGTTTCCGGTGCGTGCTTTAAACTCTTTAAGACTTAAACCATATCTTATTACTTCATCACAAAATCTAGATGACAACGCTGATTTAAAAACCCAATATTTATTTTCTAAATTCATTTATAAAATTTTATAAGTTATACAATGTATAAAGTTTGATTTTTCTTTTTGTTTATTTTCTATGTAATACATACATGAGGAAGGAAACATAATAAATTTATTATTTTCTAAAGTTATATTCCATTGTTTATCTAAATATTTATTATCTTTATATTTTACTCTTACAGTGCAATCTTCTGCTCTAACACCATATAATAAGATATAATCAGGTGATTTTAATACGTCATCATAATCAACATGACAAAAAGGTTTTGAAGTTTCTAATGGATTATACTCAGTTCCCCAGCTTTTAATATTTTCTACAACTAAATCATATTCAACAAAACAGTGTTCTATAATATATGAATTAAGAATATCAAAAGGTGGACAAGGTATAAAATCTTGGTTTTTTGTATCAGCATAAACTTCATGAAGTAATAATTGATCTCTATCTATTTTCCAATTTGATGGTAATTTTATATCACCATAATATAGAGATGTTTCACTTAATACTTTCTTATTAATTAATTTTTTCATTTCTTTTTAAGAAACGAAACAGTTTATACACCGTTATTAACTATTACCCATCCTGTATTGTTATCGGCTTGATAAGCATCCTCATCCCACTTATGAATCCAATCATGAGTTTGAGCAGCATTCTGGCTTTCCTGTGTCGTATCTAATTCTGGTTTGTTATTGTGGGGTGCATCCCAATCTGCGGTTGTAGTATTTTTAACCCAACTTGGATAAGGTTGTACGGGCCAAAATATTTGATTAGCCTCATCCCACGTGCTTCCTTTACCTGCAAAATTTCCTCTAAAAGGAGTTCCACCTAAAAAGTGTTTATTACGTAATGTGTTGTAAGAAGTTTGAATCCATTTATCAGCAGGCCAATTAGCAATTTTTTGTAAAAATGCTTGACCAATGCTTTCTGTTTCTACTCCTTCACTATTACTTGTGTCTTTATCAGCTACTACAAGAACTGTTAGAACAACATTGTTATCATTTATTTTTGCAAAATGTGCCATATGTTTATGCTTTAAATTGATACCTCACTATTACAACACCTGATCCACCGGTTACGGGTCCTTGGTTTTCACCACCTCCCGCGCCTCCGCCAGTATTAGCCGTTCCGCCCGAAGAAGAACTATTTCCTGAACCGCCGCCACCCACTCCGGGTTGAGCTCCTGGGTTTCCGCCGCCTCGTTGATCAGCGCCTCCTGCGCCTCCTCCTGCAAAATATCTTAAAGAACCATTTGGTCCTGGTGTTCCAAAACAAGAACTTGTTGTAATAGCTGTGCCTTCGCCAGCTCCAGCCGCACCTCCTTGGTTACTTGAGGCTCCGCCGCCAGCCGCTCCTGCTCCGCCGCCGCCTCCACCAGCTCCATTGTGAGATCCGCCGGATCCAGGTCCTCCATTGTTTCCTTGACCTGGTGGACTTGCTGAACCCGGTGAACCTCCGCCACCGGCTCCTCCGCCTGATCCTCCATCTCGTTGATCAGGGTTATTAGTTGAGGCTGCTCCTCCGCCACCACCAGTTGAGGTTACACTAAATCCTGATGAATTACTTCCACGTTGTCCACATCCAGGGCCTCCAGGGCTTCCAGACCCTATAACTATGGGATAGCCTTGAACTGAAACAGGCACCGCCGATACTCCTGAACCATAAGGACTAGCTGTGTAACAACCAGAAGCTGCACCAGAAGAGGCTTTAAAACCTCCTGCTCCGCCGCCTCCAGATTTATGGTTTGCTGCACCGCCACCGCCAGCGATAATTAAATAGTCTACGTTATTGTTAGCAGGCACCAGAGCTCTAGCTACACAAAAAGTTCCAGAGCTAGTAAAAATATGAATTTTATGAGATCCACATTCTATTACAGTGTTTCCTCCAGTTGCGCATATAAAATCTGTACAAACCCCACCAGCAGAACCAAATCCTAAAATTTGATAACCAAATGATTTACCTTTACGGGATTGTATGTCTTTTGTGTTCTTACCTATTGTAAGTTTATTTTTGATATCTCTCATATTCTATACCTTTTATGCGTCGTTAGCAGCGTCAGTAGTAAAGAATAATTTAATACCAAGTAATCTTGCATCAGCATTTAAATCATCTGCTGAAACGTCTCTTGATATTTGAAAAAATACGTACTCATCTGTGCTAGGTGAGCCCGCTATAGTTACTGCTCCACTTTCTGCTGTTACGTCTAAATCATTTGATGTCCCACTATGTGCTTTTGCTGTAGGTGCAACTGCAGTTCCAAAAGCAGTATTTAAATCTCCATTATCTGCTAGTGCAACGCCTTGCAAAGCCCACGATGTTGTTCCTGTGTCTGTTGAAGTGGCTGTGAAAAATGCTTGAAAAGTTATTGTGCCTTCGTTCCATGACTTAGGGAAAGCAACTGCAAACTGAGCAAACTCATCTGAATCTTTATCAAAATCTAAAACTTTTAACTCTGGGCCAT